ACTGCACAAGTATGTTCCAAACAAAACGATAATATAATTCTAATAATTTATATAATTAACAATGTGAACTAACTAATATGTATAGCTGTGTTGTTAGTTTCAATGCAACGATGCTAACTATATATATATAATATAAACTCATAAAATATATTTTTAAAATATATAGATTTCCGCTTGCGTTTTTATGTGAGTATGGTATTATATAGATGTAGTAAAAATCAAACAAACAAAAACATAAGCGAGGTAGATTAAAATGAAAAACATTGCTGAACTAGAAATGTTAGATGCTATTGAAACAGAAGCGGGTTTCGATATTCAAATGGACGGTGAAACACTTGTAACCGTTGAGCAGTTAAATGTTAGTAAGATCGGGCAACCACGGTTTAAGATTATCAATCATGTTTGGCAGGGACTTCCGCGGTTAGATTGCACTTATCGAAAAATTGACGCTGTACAGTTTGTATACTGGTATGGTAATGTTGCTAAACTTGCAACGCTCATCATGGCTACGCTTTTAAGTAGTCCATGGAACAATTAAGCACTAAACCCGCGCAAGCGACTTGCGGCCGTGCAATCAGCCGGCGGGCGTTGTAACAAAAATAAAATAAAGGCGGTATTATATCATGAAAAAATTAGCAAAAAATGCACTGATGAAAGCATTTAAGGACATTGCAGCACATGGTCGCGGTTCTGAAAGTCGTCCCGCGTTGCGCTGTTTATACTTAGATGAAAAAGGCAACGCGGTTGTCACTGATTCACATTTAGCTTTTAAGGTTGCAAACTATCGTCCTTCTGATAGCAGTCCCGTTGCGTTTGACTTGACCAGCGGTGACTTTTATGATCGTCAGTATCCTGACGCTTTGCCGTTGTTCGATACGTATAATAAGCATAGGGTCGCTACTGTTATGCCTGATGCTTTAAGTGATACATTGGACGCTTTAAAGGTTATGAAAGATTCTAACGTGCATATTAATGCTAACAATGATAATTCTTTCACTATTTCTGGTGCCAATAAGCAAGTAAATTTATCAGTAAATTGTAAGGATATTAGTTCTGATTTTACTGAACAAGATTTCAACGCTTCTAGTTTATTCCGTGCATTTTCAATCATGACAAGCGTTCAGTTGGATCAAATTAGTATTTATCAGGGCGAACAACTTGCGCCAATGATTTTAGTTGCTGGTAAATATTCGTTAGTTGTTGCGCCCGTGAGAGTTTTTTAAGGACGTGATTAATATGCTGATATTTTACACGTTTATAGGAGTGCTGATCTTTGCACTTCTGTTTTTATTTATAGGTCTTAAGTATGCTGATGATCCGCCGCAACAAGATAATATGCCGTTTGTACCACTATCGCAAATAAACAATTATGGAAGTACAGAACCTAAACAGCGTATGGAAAACGATATACTGGAAGCGGGTTATAAAATAGACGGATACGACATTTTAAACCAGCGTGGGCAAGTTGTTTACACAGCTGAGCCGGTTGCGCGTGGTTTAAACGTGTGGGCGCTGTCTGATAACGAACAGCGTTATAGTCTTGTCGGAACTGTTCCTAAACGTAACTATTATATGTATCTTTTAAATCATGAGAATATACTCATGTACGATCCACAAAACTACCGTATATTCTAGGGAGGCGCAATATGATATTTTTTAATTTTATGTTCTATGTTTGGTTGTATTTCTTTTTGCTGATGTTTGTACTTGCAATTGCCTATATCTTGCTTGAGTGGCGGCATGAAACGCATTATATTTCAGATAGATATGAGCGTGCTATCTTGTGGCGTGTCGCGGCTGTATATTCTGTTATTTACTTTTTAATAGGTATTTTATTTTAAATAATACTAAAAAGCCCGTGCTTAATTGCACGGGCTTTTTTGCGCTATCTGATATTGAAGTTTTTCAGAATATCATAGCATAGATGTTTAACGCGTTGTGATTCAAATCTTAAGTAGCCTATTTTATACGATTTTACGAACTGAGTTAGTAACGGGTTGTGATTATAGTTGCTAATTAAATACGTGTTTAGACTATGATCCGCGGTCGTTATTGCTAGCGCGGGATAGCTTGGATCATGCTTTTCGCTTGCATAGATAAGTCCTTCGTCAAATGCAAGCCACAAGCCTATCGTATCGCTGTGAAATTTAACAGAACCTAAAAATCTTGAGTCCTTATTCCTAGGCTTTATAAACGTATCGTTGTCACCTACAAACTTGTTGTCGAGGCTGTAAGCGCCGTAAGGGGTACTACGTATCAGGCTACCTAGTTTCGTTTTTACGCGCTCTTCCGCGAATTTATGGGCGTCAGGGGTGTAAACCACGATGTTCTTAGATACGGTAAACTCCTTTTTAGGATCGGGCGTCACATTGAAATATAAATAGTAGGGGTTAGCCACCGTGACACTGTTGCCAAAGCATAGCACTCTAACGTTGTCGCGTTCACGTATGATGGTGTCCATTAAGTTTAGTAATGTTTCGGGCTCATTTGGTAGGTAAAATACTTTTCCTTTTTCAATAAGGAACTCATCAAAAAATATCGTTGTGACATCTGGAAAAGCAACGGATTTATAAGATTGAGCAGACACCAAAGGGACAGCTTGGCCCGCAATTTCACCATCAATATAAAATTCAGTGCCGCGCGTTTCAAAGGTAGTATCGGGAAACTCACCATTCTTAATGATCTGGTCAAAAAACTTAGGTGCGTTCTTTTTAATTTCTGGTTTGTACCTACGTAAATAGACAAATTTCTCACCATGTTTTAAGTAACGATTAATGACGTATTTCGTTGTGCGGTAGGTCTTACCAAAGGAACGCGTGGCCGTGGTAAAGTTTAAAATTCGATTGTAAGACAGTAGTTTGTTTAGATCAAACCGTATATCGTTTAGTTTGTTTTCTTCCACGTTTAAGCCTCCTTATTACAAGCAAGTATTTATACAACTAAAAATTTTTTGGGGGTCGGAATGCCCTCCTTAGATTTTACATTATAAAGAAAAAATATTTCAATTTATTTCGGTAATTAATCTTATGGTAATTCTTAATTAAACTTAATACGGATTTGCTACCCTAACCACGATTTGCAAGCGATCAACTGTAAATGTTCCCCAGCCTGCATAGTCATCAGTATATCCTTGAACACTTGTTCCGTCATCACAAACAACACCATGCCAGCCAATTTGCATAGCATCTTGCGTTCGGTACCATGCTTGTTGATATGGTTCGCCTGCCGGTGTTAGATAGACCATTTGTACGCCAGTAATTGCATGACCGGCAATACCCGCGCAACCATTTTCTAAGTCGTTTGGATCACCTTTAGTTACCCATGGTAGCCAACCGTCCTCGTTAGTTTTAACGCGGTACTTCATTGCCCCGTGGTCAACCTTGACATACAAGAAATCATGTGAGTGTGTTGGTAAACCTGCAAAGCCATCGTCACCACTGCCAGCATTTGTTACGGGTGGCAAAAATGACATGCCAATTGGTCGCATACCATATGTGACATTTACCTTTTTGATTGATTGTTCAGGTGCTGTCTGTGGTACGTTGCTTGTTTCACCAGTGTATCGGTAAACGTAGAAATACGGTTCTTCGTTCATTTCCCAGCGAGCATCGTGGTTTTGGATTGTTTCGCCAAGATCACGCCAAGCTGTGCATTCCAGCCAATTCTGACCGTCAATACAAATTCCAGTATGACCGCCAGCACCCATGCTTTGTCCTTTGTGACCCCAGATAACAACGTCCCCCTTTTGCATTGACCATTCGGTGTTTTCTGCAATCAGCATAAAGCCATTGCTGATTAGCCAAGCGTGCAAGGTTTCTGTAGTAGGAATGTAGCCAGCCGGAGTTAAGCCACCATGCACTAACCCTGTATAAACAGCGCCTGAACAGTCACAAGTGCCGTCACTAAAGTTACGGCTTCCTTCCATTGAATAAGTGACTTTTCCAATCTTGGACTTTAAAAATGCAATTGTATCATCAATATTAAAACTCATGCTTGAATCCTCCTGTATTTTGGCAAAAATGTGTCAAGTGCAATCATCGTTTGTTTCTTTTTGGTAGTAGCGCTTCCACTACCGCTATTAGGATTAAGTCCAGTAAACGCTTTGTACCAATAGTTAGCGTACTCTGTGCGTTCTGGCATATGCAAGCTGGCAACAGCGCCACGGCCAAAGTGTGCTTGGAAGTTCGCAAGGACAAAATTGATTGAAGTTGCTTTTTTAAAGTTGTCTAGGGTTAATGGTTGCACGGCGCCATCAACATAAACAATCGGTGAATAGTAGTCGATCCATTGGCCTGTTTTATCACCTTCACCAATGATTTTTGCTTGACCTTCGACTGTTTCGGCTTCGGAGTTTGACATACCTAATTTTGCGGCTTGCTCATATAATTTTTCTTTAGGTGTCCATTGTACAAGCCCATAGCCGCCACCACCACCGTATTCAGTTATGCCGGGGTTAAGTTGACTTTCCCTTGTGATATACCCCAGCATTCCAGCGGTCGCATATTCGTTATAGCCCATCTTACGCCATATCTGCCAGATTGTTTTGCCAGTGGCTTTTTGTGCATCACTTGGTTCCCATGCCATTCAATCACCTCATTTGAATATGATCGGGAAGTAGTAAAGCGGCTTTGCTTTTTTAGGCTTGCTGTCAGGCGTGCCGCCACCGCCTTTCGCATCTTTTGGCAAGGGAATATCTTTAGGCCGTGTGAACACCCCAGTTTTGTTTGGCAATCCTAAATAGGGCGTGGGATCGTTCCAGTTAGCCGGATTAAGTTGCGCTAACCCTTTGTCATTGATACCAAGGTGTAAATGCTCACCGGTGCTGTTACCGGATATGCCCATGATCGCAATTGCTTGACCTGCTTTGACATTATCGCCAACTTTAACTTTCATACTGCCAGCTTTAAATTCTTCATACGTGACGAACTTTCCGTCAGTGCCTTTAATGATAATCATTGCGCCTGCCGCTTCCCAGCCTGCCGCCGCAACATTAGCAGATATTGTGACTGTACCGTCATGGATAGCATAAATCGTTGCGCCGCTTTTACCTGTTGGTAAAATATCAATGCCTTGGTGAAAAGAACCAGAACCAATTGAAGCATCACGATACCCATATGGACTTGTGATTGTAATGCTGTCCGTATCAAACGGCCAAGAATAGCCTGCTGTCATGACATCACCTATACCTACCCACCCACCCAGTCTCTAGCGACTATTTATTGATTTTCTCGTTCTCTTTCTTTGGTTCACTGTCTGAATGAACAGCTTGAATGAACGTTGTAAAACCTTTAATATCAATGCCCATGGCGTCAAGGTTTTCCAAGACACTTTGGAATTGCAATAACCAGTAGTAAACGACTAGCGCGTACCAAGCAAGGATCGCAAAGTTGCCAATGAAAATGGAAAACAGACCAAGCACAAGAAGCAATGAGAAAAGGCTCAAATGCTTAAGCAAGCCTCTGGTGCCAATATCACTTGACGGCGTTTTGGTAACGATTGATTTCGTCCAGCCAGTAATCATATCAACAACGATTGCGACTAGGGTTCCAATCAAAAAGATAAGCATTTTGCTGTCATCGGTTTTGATAAGTGTTTGAAGATATTCGATGTAGTGCAAGTTTGTAATCATAATTAAGTCCCTTTAATTAGTGGCGCAATGAATGCCGCAAATTGAGTGTCAACAAGTTTGAAACGATCATAGACAATGTTTTGCAAATACTGGTAATTGACAAGTCGTCCTGCAATTGGCCACTTTGCCTGCTCTTTGTTGAAGTTAGCAATGCCAATATGAGATCCATAATCTGTGAAGCGCTTAATGATGTTATCCTCGCGCATAATGTTTTTACGCAATTCATAATAACGATCATTTAGCTGTTGTGGATAAGCCTGTGCAATCAGATCAAAATACTTATTGTGAGTTGTTCCAAATCGCATTTGAACAACTGGGAAAGCATTAACATTTTTATCTGCACGGCCAATACCGTTGTAATCATTGAAGAATAGTTGGTCAAAATCATACGGTACGACAGTGAAGTGATTGCCGTTGTCCCATGTTACCCATTCCAAGTTTCGCCCAGAAGAATCAACGCTACCCATCAAGTTGTAGAAAATGATGTAATCAATTGCGGATTCAACTGATGTTTGCAAAGTGTTAGCTTTGAACTTCTCAATATCACCATCATTCACCATTTTAACAAAGGCATTGAATTTAGCTTTTTGATCGTCTGTTAAGGTTTTAGGTACGTTAGGCTCAAATTCGACATCAAGGCCATCTCCGGTACCATCGCCCCATTTGGTAACTGATGGTGCTTGGAACATAGCCGCGCCTTTTTCGCTTTCACCTTCAATAACAAACTTAGTTGCATCTTTGCCATCAACACCATACGTATTTTCTTTAGCACCGCTTCGGAAGAAATACAAGCCTTGATAATTATCGTTGAAGTACAGTTCAACTGGTTTGCCATAGCATTGACCAAGATAAGCTGTGCTGTTCAAATCTGGAGAGAACGTTTTTCGCGAAGCCGCAAGATCGTGCATAATTTCATTGCCAATGTTATCAAGAGACAAGGTAGGATCGTTGTAGAATGCTTTTAGAACAAAATCGCTTGCTGGTGCAAACTTAGGGTCAATTTGCATTGCTAATTTGTTCTTAAGTGCATTATCACTGTAAGGCTTGAATTTGTACGATTTTTTAGGGAGACTTTGTGAAGATTGTCCCTGCCAAGATGTTTTAGTAAACCCTTTGTAAGACAAGCTGCCGTCAATATAAGTGAAGCTGTTTGTGGTTGTGTCAGTGGCTGCTGCTGGAACATCACCATATAATTGCACAACTGGAATTGATGTTAGCTGATCACTAATATTATTTTTAGTGCTAATGCTGCCAATACTGCGTTTAAATGAAAAGTCTGCAATTTGGTAGTGCATACTTTCTGCCGGCATATCGTTTTGAATGAGAACGTTAGCGCCCGTTGCTTTATTGTTACTTAGGTTATTTAAAGAAGGAATAGTTGCATCTATTACCTGTGGAATATTGGCTAATAAATCAACTGTACTGATGACAGTATGCTGGGCTGTTCCGTCTGACATAAAGCAATCAACAGCAACAGTAAACTTAGCATCTTGATAGCTTGTGATAACAGTTTTAAGGTTTGTTTCGTTGTTCATCATCAGGCTGTCGCTTTGCTGATTAAAAGCAGCATCAGTGTTTGCGCCAGCTTTGTTAGTTGAAATATCCAGTGCGGGTCTATTTTGTGAATAAACAAACTGCTTGGTAATATCTGGACTGAAAAATAGGCTTGTGCCATAACGATTAATAGCATTTTCACTATAAATTGCGTCAGGGTCATTACTGTCATTAGCAATCTGTTTAATCGAAAGTGCTGTAATCATGAATGCGAAAAGATTGTCTGGGTAATTGGTACTAATAACAAACGCAATATTAGCAACATTGTTCATATCAATATTAGCAATATTCGACATGATAGGCGTTGTCGCAATAATATCAGTATCTATTGAACCAAGTACCTGTTTGTTGCCAAGTGGAATGCTGATATTGTTTTTACCGTCAACGCTTGTAATATCAACTCTTAAGGTAACGAGTGAAGGCTTATTTGCGTTTACAATTGCATGTAATTGCCATTGCTGCCAGTTCATGGTTGCGGTTTTATCAACGTGACTCGGGTTTCCAAAGTTGATTGTAATATCAGAATTGCCATTGACGTTGTTCTGATTTTTTGTAAAAGCACGCCAGTCATAACCGTCACTATGATTGATACCGCCAAGAATGCCACTGCCATTTTTCAAATACCCTTGTGAGACAATTTCAGTCATGCTTTCTGGCAGAAGATTTTGATCTTTAATTTCAGTACGTGATTGTGTTGTGTCGACACGAATATCATTGACCCACATATCCGTTGCGGAAAGGTTACTAATAACAAAATCAACGGCCGTAATGGTTGATACATTATTAATGTTGTAAATAGAAAGTTCAGGCATCACATATTCAATATTAGTTTCTTCACCAGCAGCTAGGTGAAGAAAAGCAAACGTTGCTCGCTGAACATTGCCGTCTGATGTGAAGAAATCTGCGGATAATTTAATATCTGTGTTAGCTTTTACATAGACATTGAAACCATATTTATGGCGATGATTCAGTAGTTCCGCGACTAGTTCTGGTAAATGATCAATGCCAATGATTTGACTAAATGCGTCATACCAGCCGTCAGCACCGTTGTAAGTAAACTTAGCAAAGCGTTTACCGTTTAATTCATCATATTGCCACGATGCATGGTTGCCTTGAAAAGTGTTCGTTTTCTTGGTTAGCAGTTTTTGATCTGGAAAAAGATTGTCAATCTTTTTGACTTGATAAGTTAAAGGCTGATCATCGGTTAAATTAATTGGCAACTTGTACTGGGTGATTTTGCACCGACCAATGTTGTAATTAACTTTATCATCAAGTGGCGAAAGACCAATATTAACACTTAAAATTTCTAGGCCTTGTGGGTTGACTTCGTTGACTTGCGGCGTCATGAATGACAAGTGATGATGAATACCAGCTTCATTGGTAACGTTGTGCTTCAAAATAGTTCGATAATTACCAACGGGCGTTACAATATCCATAAAGACATCAAAGTGCAAGATGCTTTGTGAAAGAAAATCATATTCAAACTTAAATGATTCATAAGCAATAGAAGCAAGCCGCTGATCTGCTTTTGATAAGCTAAAATAAGCGTCCATGTTGCCGTTGCCACGAGTGCGGTCGCCAATTAAGTTTGCCCAGTCGATACCGTCACTATATGCCCACTTTGCACCAATAGCGTCATTGGTTTTGAGTGATGATAAATCAGCATCAACAAAGTAACCATTTTTGATTAAATTCTCAAAGTCAAGAACATATTTTCTAACCGTGTCTTTCTGATCATCAGTCAAAGGTTGTGCATTGAATAGACCGCCAGCAGTCCATGCGTTAGTGGCAGCATTCCAGTAGTTCCATTGAACGTCATCAAGGGTAACAAAAATGCCTTGAGTCCCTTGCGGATAAGCAGCGGTTAAATCTGATCGGGTAGGGTAAGTGCCTTTAATACCAGTTTGCAGATTTTGGATCAAAGACATCATGTTACCTAACGTATCGCTGATATGCGTATCTTGTGTTGATAAACGAGTGTCAATGTTAGCGTCTGTTTTGCTGGTGTAGGCGTCCATTTGCGATTGAAGATTATTCTTGATTGTATCTAAAGAAGTCTTATCAAGAATCTTCTCAAAAGTACCGTCAACAACCCACGCATTGAGCTGTGCCGTTACGGCATCATCAATGCCATTTGTCTTGATCCAGCCAAGTAACATGTTCCAATTATCGGACATGTTCTGATTGAGTAAGCCAATTTCATTACAGAAATTAAGCACTTGCAAAAGTGATTCTTGCATTGAGAGACTGTCATCATATGCCGTTGGCAAATAATTACGATAATCCCTAAAATTCAGGGGGTGAAAATGTGGAAAATTAAAACCGTTTCCAATAGGGTTCATATTATCCATAACATAACCTCTTTCTAATAATCATAAACGAGCAGAAACAGCTCGTTCGCCTCTGAAACCAACAATGTATCTACATCAATTATATTCTTTCGTTGACTGTCAATCAACTGGCCGACATTAAATCTTCCAGTTCTGCCGTGTCGTTCAAACAAATATTGCTCGGTATTCTGAAACTTCTGGTTCTGGGTCAAACCGGTATCGCCTTTACGGTCAGTCGTGCTTTTACCGGTGGTGTCGGACTTACCGGTGTTTTCACCATGTGTCGTGGTATCATCGGAATGTGTCTCGGCAACATCATTGCTATGGTTCTTGTTATCAACTGTAATACCAGAAGCGTAATGTTCGTTAGCGTTAAGTGTCTGTTGTGGTGTGTCCTGTGCAACGGTTCGGCCATTGTCAGTACCGGTATCTTTGGTGTCTTTGGTACCAGTATTACTACTTGTGCCATCGGTTGTCCCACTATCAGTTGCGTGTGATTCCATATCAGTTTCGGCATGGTCACTGTGCGCACCGGTTTCGTTAGTGTCACGATTGCTGTTGTTAGAACGGGTGTACGTATCTTTGTAACCAACATCATCAAACGGATCATAATCATTGACTAAAGCGGATTTGTAAAGACGATTGTAATAAGGCATTCGCCGTTGCAAAAATTCCATTAAGCGAAAATGCCATTCACCATAAGTCTCATACCCTATCTCACGAAAGTAATAGGCATTCAGCAACTTAGTTTCAATGACACTACGATACTTTTCATCAAAAATATCAAAATCGAAATCGAAGATAAGCGGTAGCACTTTTTCAATTTTCTGCGCATGTGTCAATTGGTGCAAATCATACTGAAAACGTAATAGATTATCAATCTGTTTGCGAAGTTCCACTGTGTACGTTGCCATCTTCATCACCACCATTTTCTTTTTGATAATCCTGTTCACGCAATGTACATGATATATGCAGATCAAACATTTTGTTAATTCGTTCAGCCGCATCTTGTCGAGCTTTCAATCGAGCAAGCCCCATTGTAATCACTTGACTATCATTGGCGTTTACCTCGGCTGTTTGAACTCGTTCTTTCTTATCTTGATTGCCATTATTAATGGATAGGAAAGTCATCGCTTCGTTCCAAATGTTCTTTTGGTGCGCATCTAGCTTATCTACCACATAAGCAGAAGACGTGTCCATGACGTCACTTTGTCCAAGCCCTAATTCACCATCGGCAATGATGACGGGTTCAAATTGATCCATTTGCGACACAACGTTCATTGCTGATAATTTTTTCTTATCATTAGTCGTAAACACTTTTGGCATTTTCTGTGCCTGTACATTAACATGCATGGTGGCACGATTATCAGCCAATTCTTCGGCAAACAGTTGCAAGCTAGGCAAATCAGGAACACGCTGATAATTATTGTAAATCATAACACTATCAGTTGTATCGAACTTAATATCTGCTAGTTTCATCAAGTTAGGCGCAATTGCATACCGTTCAGTTGGTGTATAGTATTGGTCAATTCGGCCAGTTTCAGTCACTTGCAGTGTGACATAACCAAGCGTGGGAGAATTAACAAAAACAATTTTGCCATACTCCATTAACTGCTTTTCTAAAAAACGCGGATCAACCGTTTCGGGTAAGCCGTCCCATTTATAAACAGTTAAGGACAATTCAATTAATTGTCGTAAATAGTAATCATACCATCGCGAGTAATATTGACGGCCTCTTCTTTTTCGTGCCATTTAATCACCTCATATTTCAGAATTGTTAGCACCATAATCACCTACTGTAACGCCACTTTCAGGGTGCCATAGTGTAACGCCTTTATTGAAAATATCCTTAATTTCACTCATTGCATTCGTGTTAATATTGCCAGTGATTTTAGCATCTACTGTTTGAACGTAATTCCAGCATCGGCGAGAATGAAAGCATTGTTTAGGTGCGGACAAATCAACAAGTCGGTTAGCTTTATAACCGTAAAGATTAAAGTAACTACCTAACGATTCAGCATATTCATCTTTTAACTGTTTGAACACCAAGTAGCAACCGCAAATCAAGTTGTCTGCTTCAAAAATAGTGTTGTTACCCATGCCACTAATGTTTTCTGGCAAGTTTTTAATATCTGCCATTTTAGCCTGTTGTGTTCGGGCTAGATTAGCAATATTAGTACCGACAGAACGCCGAGTGTTGCGATAATTACTCATACCTTGCATTGCCGCAGTGCCAGAACCAGTTATAGTGCCAACTGCGCCACCAAGAACATTAACTCCCATCGGTCCAAGTCCGGCTTGCATTCCTTGGATAGCACCAACCAAAGTATTCGTAACACCAGAATCCATGCTGTTTGCCATCGCTGTATAACCACTAGCTTCGGCATTTGTCATTTGTGTACGCAGGCTATTTCGGTTACTTTGCAAGTAAGCGGACAAAGCATCGGTAGCGACTGGAATATCACCACTATTGAAATCAGTGATAGTTGAATCCCAGTTTTGCATCGGGACGTTAAGCGCTGGTACGCCCTGCGGATACCAGCTATGATAAGGATTGGTTCCGTCATCATTATAATTGGTTGCCGTGTAACTTACTTTTGTGTTCCAGCTAACCGATTGATGAACTCTGATAACTAGTCTACCGTTTGGCAAATATTCCGGTTTCAACATTTGCATGTGACCTTTGAAATCTGTTAATTCAATCATAGCATACGGACTGTTCATTAACTTACTAGTAGGAAAACGTGTGAAATGATCGTAAACATTAGCAATAGCAAATTCTTGAAAATTGTCTAGCGGAATTTGTTCCAGTCTGATTAAACCAGCCGCGCCTGCCGCCGTGCCATCGCCAACACCCATATCTTGGAAATCACTAACCCATACGGGGTAAGTTTTGCCTGCACCAGTAAAAGTATAGTTAGGATAAGAACCGGTAATACCGGCCGGCTTCCAATCAACGATTTCCATTGAGACAACTTTGCCAGCCATATCTTCGCTTTTAGTAATCGCGTTGGCAATAATTCCAAATGGTGGAATAATAATATTACCACCTTTAGGGTCTTTATACATCTTGCTTTGCAGGGCATAAGGATCGCGAAGATCAACGGGCATCGTGTAGGCATACAGTGGTGTCATGACACCATTAAATGAAGTCGTTGGCGCATACTTAGTGTAATTCTCACGTTCAAATGGATAGGTTGTTAAAATAATAATCCATCTAATGTACGGATTAGGTTCATCGGTGATATGAATTTGGTCAACAATATTATAATCTGTCCCATAATTCATACCCTCATCGTAGTTTCGGGCAATCGGGTTCCCACTGGAATTGAACTCTTTATCGTGCATCTGCTTGACTAAACTAGGGTGAAAATTAATATCAAAAAGCCACGTCTGTAAGACGTCAATTTTAAATGTGACGTTAGACGCGGCTTCGGAAACATATTCAACGTCAGTAACAAATCCGTAGAACCAATGACTGCCGTATTGATCGTTTTGGAATGCAATGTAGTTGTATTTGTACAACTTTTCAGCATTGATACCAATACGGAGCGTGGCTTGTGTGCGCTGATATGAGTATTGATCGGCTGGAACAACGATAGGATTAAACTTGCTATTGTGAAGAAAATAGTTTTGCTGATCTATCGGTTGCTCAAACCATAATTGATTATCGTTTGTGTCGTCAAGGGGGACGCCAGACAAGAGATACAATAATGTGCCAGTGGGAGCAATGGTGTTGTCGATAAATTTATTACCAACATAGTTGTCGTCACCATAACTCATTTAAGACACTCCTTTAGTTAATCGTCAAAGTTGCTGTACCGCTGGTGTAGCTACCATCAGATTCTTTGTGATCGGCTGTGAACTTAACCGTGATAGCACTACCAACAGTTTCATCAGAACCAATCGTTACCAGACCATTGTTATCAATCTTGGTCGTTGTCTTGTTGTTTGCAAGTGACCAAGTACCAGTTTGTGGAATTGTGTCAGAAGTTGTCTTAACAATGGAAGTAAACTGTTGCGTTGTGCCAGCCTTTGCAGATACAGAATTAGGACTAACAACAACACTGGTAACATCTTTGACGGGGTGATCAGTATCTTCATAAACGAACGCAACCGCGTTTGCTAACATGCTGGTGCTCATAACTTGCCATACATGTAACCAGTAATTCCAATAAAGGCCAGAACCATTGTATTGACTTGCCATTTGGAATAACGTGTCATAAACCATAAAGAAATCACGATCAACTAAAATGCCAACCAAGTTAGGCGTGCTTGACAAACTATCAATCATGTGCTTATGCCCCATGAAATCAGCCTTACCCATGTTAAACGCGGCACTTAAAACATCAACATCAATGAAAGCATCGGAGGCGGAAGTCAAGAATAAATCCTGCTCGTCTTTAGCTGATTGCGTCATCACGCCAGCACCATTGTACAAACGTGACGGGAACGTCAAGTTGTTAGAATATTGCTTGATCGTTGTAACAATGGATTTACCATTTTCTTCAACCGGCTTAGGCACTTTAACAACCGTCATATTCCCACGCTGAATAGCTTGGTCAAGCAACAGCTTCATGTACTTAAACTCATCAACGTTGTTGCGGTTGTACATCGCCGTAATTTGACTAGCCAAGAAACTGCCAAGCGTTGCCCAGCTAGTAAAGGCAGATCGAAGATTTTCTTGCGTAATAGTCGTAGGAATTTTATCCTGTCGGTTACGAACATGATAATACGCCTTAACATCAGGCGCATTGATAGCAAAAACATCATTCGCGCTTGCGGCCATATCATACTTAGTTGATTTGGCAATATCAACAAAAATTTCTTCAATCGTCATGCCAAGCGGCATCGTACCTTTTTTAAACGGTGCTAATGGATTGCTCAGACTCTTGGTTTTAAGAATGACAAGACCAATACGGCTTAACAAAACGTCAACAAATTCATTAACAGCCCGCGGAGACTTGAACAAACCGGTCGCAAAGTTACCAACGGTACCGCTACTTGGAAGATCGGTGTATTCTTGCAAGGTAGGGGAAGACTGCCAGATATTATCCATTACATCTTGGACACTCTTTTCACCAAGCATTTCAACAATTTCTTTACCACTAATACGTGATTGTGCCATTAAAAATCACCACTTTCTTTTACGTTTTCCAACATGTGTTCCAACGGATCACTGTCGGGATCGTCATTGTCATTATCTGAACCGTTTGGTTGTTTCGGATTAACTAATGGTTCGTTTTCTTTGATCTGATTAAACAGCTTACCATTTGTAAGAATAAGGTTTTCCTTATCACTGTTGAGCTGTTTGTTGACTGTTTCCAAATCAGATTTTTCAGTATAAATGCCGGAATAACCTGAACGTAACTGTGCCAGTTCATCACTGACAGTTGGTGCGTTGTCACCTAATTTCTCGGTAATTGATGTAATGAGTGCCTCGGCTTCTTCGGGCTTTAAACTCATTCAAACCACCGTCCTTTCTTTCATAAGTATACGCTATAAAAAAAGACTGTGCAAATTTTTATTGCACAGTCAATCAAAACATATAGCAAGTCATACGGTCTCATAAGAACCAATCCACTACAATCGGTAAATGACTAAGGCGCTTTTCAGCGAGTATTCCCAAAGCTCAAATCTAAAGAGATAGTCGTAATACCTGCTGACTTTATGATACATGATTAACAACCATTCTGTCAAGGGCTCTGGTCAAAGACTTATCATTCAGAACTACTGGTATGCCCTCCAGATAACTGGCAATTAACCCAGCGCGCCGTGCTGAATGACTAATTGCACAAGGCTTACCATTGTAACAGATAACATAGTTCCAGCCTGCATTGTATTTCTTGCAATGTGTAATCTCAATTCTAGCTCTCATACACAAGGACACCTCGGATAGGCAACGCAGACATTTTCTTGATGTTATCAATATCTTCAAAACTCACCTTGCATTCTTTTGGTAACAGATCGTAAGGGATCATTTCTTCAATTTTGATAGGATAATACGTGCCGTTTAAATGCTTGAAATAATAATAATTAGGACACGCCGGCACTGGGATCAAAAACTTTCCATTCATAAGTGCATCAGTTTTAGGTTTGAGCATATTCTCACCTCAAATTAAATATTCTAGCAAATTCAGCAACACTTTCAACTGGCCAATTCGTGATTTCCATTGGCACAACTTTGCTACCGTCACTGCAAAAGAAAAAGGTACGGCCATCATTACACGCGATTTTGTATTTCAAGTTATGCACCACCTAATGTAGTAGGTGCAGTTGAGGTAGCAGGTGCGGCTGAAGTGCTAGGCGCAACTGACGTGCTAGTGGGAACTGGCACACTAGGTTCAACTAATGTGCTAGGGTCAACTTCGGTATACGTTGCATCAGCACGATACCATTTTCCGCCAATATCAGCATTAATCTTTTTTGCCTGATCGGCTGTATAGTGCTTTCCCTCTAGCTTGTTGGTACTGACCGTCATAACGGGGTACCACGTATTGGCAACGTTAGGATCAGTGATACGGTCATAACTGGTCAAGTAACAAACACCAAACGTGCAAAGATAGAAACTGTCATTATTCATTTATATCACCTCAATGGTTGTCGTAAATGTACTGTTTACCATCGTAAAGATCAAACTGCAAATCTTTACCATCGTTTACAACAATACGCCAATTATCAATGTAACCAACAACCTGATAGTAACTTGAAACATGATAACTAT